TCATTAACACTAACATTTAATGAGTATTGGTTATTTTCTGTCTTACTGCTATTACTAATGTTATTTTTGTTTTCTGTGGTAGCAGCTTCTTTAGCTACTTTAAGTTTAATTGATTTATTTAGGGACTTTTTACCAATTCCAATAACATCTTCTGCTTTGTAGCTAAACGCCCGTATATTGTCATACATGCCACCAATAGATTTATCAACATACTTAGTTCCTTTCTCAATACCAACAGCAACCCCCATCGGCAAGAAACGCCCTACACTATCTCTAAAAAGCCGAGATGGCGAGTGGATTTGTGCTTTAGCTCTAGCAGCTCTCTCCGCTTGAGCTACTAAGGCATTAGCCGCGGCTGTAACAGCTCCCAGAGCTGAGTACATCCCTTGAGCTAGACCTTGCCCAATCATGCTACCGATATTACGCATCGTGCCAATACCAGACATGCCAATAGAGCTTATAGCAGCCATTGTTGAAGTCATAGCATTAACTGACTGTCCTCTACCTCCATTTATCCCTTGAGCAAGATTTTGAGCAGTCTGTTGTCCGATTTTACGACCTTGCAGTTGCATCTGACTACCAACAGATGTGATGATAGACAAAATAGCTTGCATTGATGATTGTACCTGTCCACGCATAGCATTAAATGCTGAAATAACAGATTGTGTGCTAGTTGCCATATTTCTAACTTGAGATGAGGCATTATTAGCACTTGAGCCTACTTGTGCAAAGCCAGATGATACAGTTGTAAGAGCTGTGCCAACAACCATAACCCTAGAACTTAACATAGTAAATGAGGCACTTGCCATTGTTATTGTGGTTGAAATTGTCATCACACGCGCATTAAACGCTGTGATAAGACCACCAACAGTAGCAAAAGTTGCACTAATAACCATTGCCCTTGTGCCAAATGATGAAAAACTAGAACCAGCCATCACCAATGCTGGGGTAATCGTCATAATTTGGCTCTTGAATGTTGCAATAGGTGTATTGATAGCAGATAAACCAGACACACCCTTTACAGCTTGTGCTGTAAAGGTAGCAAATCCAGATGCCGCTGTTGTCATTATGGTTGGCAATGTGCCTAAAGTGGTTGATAATGAGGTTATTTTGGTTGAGAAAGCTGTAAGCCCTGCAACTGCCATTAAAGAAGATGTGGAAACTAGAGCCATTGATGCTCCTATTGTTTGGAAAGAACTTGAGATTTTTCCAAATCCAGAGCCAAGCTCTTTGACCGCTCCACTAAGTTTCTTAATGTCGGCTGTAAATCCGACCAAATTACCTGCATAGGATGCAGCACCTAAACCTGTAACAGCGGCTGCTAATGCAGCAGTTCCTGCGGCTGCGGCTGCAATACCTCCTGCACTCTTAGCAATCTTAGCTAGTGAGTCGCCTATCTTTGTGAATGAGTTACCGACTGACTCGATAACCCCTTTGATACCATCTAAAACTGTTCTGATAGCATCTCCAACACTCTTAAATACGTTAGCTACTCCATCAAGTGCTGTTTTAACAGCTGTACCAAAACTCTTGACAACTTCAGCAGCTCCATTAAGAGCAGATTGCAACCCTTGACCGATACCTTGAGCGGCGGTGCTTATAGCTTGACCTGTTGCAGTAATCGCTCCCTCTGCATTAGCAAAGGCATTGACAAGAACTGACAAACCAACAGCTGCAATTGCTATACCTGCACCAATCAAGGCAACAGTTGCACCAAAAGCCAAGATACCACCAGCACTTGCTGTTAAAGCTGGACCTAGTAAAGCAAATATACCTGCTAAAGCAGCAATACCAATACCCAAACCAAGTAATGCTAATTGAGCGCCACTACCAGCATTTCCCAATTGGATTGCTGCTTGTACCAAAATATAGATACCACCAGCAACAAAAGCCACGCCAGCACCAACCATGAGCATTGCAGCACCCATGGATAACCATTGAGCGGGGCTTGCCATAGCTGCTGCTTGACCAAATCCCTGTGCTACGGTTGATATAGCTGTTGCTAGACCATTTAAAACAGTTGATATACCTTGAGCAATTGAGGTGATGAGCGTACCAAGTCCAGAAAAGACTTGCTCTATAATGCCTTTAGATTGAGTAGCTTGCCCGCTTGTTCCAGCTAAAGCATTTTTGACACCATCTAAAGCTGATTTTCCATTTTTGCCAAAGGATTTAAATGGATTCCAGCCATTAAGCATTTTAAATACTGCAAATCCCCCGGCTATCGCTCCAATAGTCGCTCCCCAGCTTTTGAGTTTTTCTGGGTCAAGTCCATCAAGGAATTTTTTAATAGCCTTTACAACCCCATCAACTTTTGCTCTGAAAGTTTCACTTGTGTTATAGGCGGTAATAAATGCACCAACCAATGCACCAATAGCAACAACCGCCATCATAAACGGATTTGCACTCAAAGCAGCCTTTAATAAATTAAAAGCTCCTGTAACTCCTTTGATAATTCCTGTTACAGTTTTAAATCCTTTGAAAGCTACTACTGCACCTGCAACTGCACCAGCTATTGTTTTGATTGTTTCTGGGGGCAATGATGAAATAAATTCAGCGCCTTTCTTAGCAGCATCAGCAAGAAATTTCACAATTTCCCCCAAGGCTCTACCAATATTGCTAAAGGTTGCCTCGTTACCTGCTAAAGAAGAAAAGACATGACCTATTGCATCTTTTACTGCACCAAAAGCATCTGCTACTGCTGTTAAAGCCTTGGTATCTTTAAACCCAGAGAAAAATTTACCAATATTATCAAAGGTTTTCATAATACTGTTTACAGTTGCCTCTGGTAACATCTTTTTCAACCCAGCCTCAATCTCTGGCTTGGCAGATGCTAAAAATGTTGAGATAGCTTTTGGCAATGCTTTAAAAGCGTTTGCTATCATAGGAACAGCGTTTTTAAATACAAATGTAGCAGCAGTTTTAGCAAGATTTTCTAAAGGTTTCTTGATGTCTCCACCTGTTGTAAGGTTTCCTAAAAAGTCCTTAAACGCTGCTTTCATTGAGGCAAAAGAGCCTGAGAATGTTTCAGATGCCTCTTTAGCAGTAGTACCAGTTATACCTAGTTTCTTTTGTACAACAGAGATAGCTTTAACTATGTTTGCAAAAGATGTGTCACCCTCATCAACGGTCATATTTAGTTCCTCTTGTACATCTTTGTACGTTGAGGCATCTTTAATAAGTCGTTGTAATTCTGCCTTTGTACCACCATAACCAAGTTTTAGGTTATCTAGCATTGCATAGTTGCCACGCGCTAACGATTGGTAAGTTTGAGTAATTACTTGCATATCAGACCCCATCTTATTTGCGTTGTCTGACATATCCATCAAAGCAGTATTAGCTAAGTCAGCAGCTGCTGCTGTATCTCCTCCCAGAGAAGAAATCAAACTAGCAGAAAATGAGGTTACGTTTTCCATATACTCATTGGCTGATATACCCGCTGTTCTAAAGGCATCTTCTGCATACTTTTTAACAGTACCAGCCGACCCCTTAAAAAGTGTCTCGATACCACCGATTGATTGTTGTAATTTTGCACCCTCGCTAATTGCTGATGAAAACGCCCCTTTCACTCCCCCTGTAAGTGCGCTAATACCGCTCATCAATGCGCTACTAACTAAATTTGCACCTAGTACAGATTTGAAAGTTGAACCTAGACCACTTAAAGATGTCTTTAAGCTGTTAATATCTCCTTGAGCTTTTTTTCCATCTAAATCAACCGAAATGGTAACTTTACCGTCTGCCATGTTCTACCTCCTTTCTTTGTTAAATATTTGGTAATGCGTATTGCTCCTGCAACTCTCGCATTCTTTGTTTTTCTTTAGAGCTTTCACCCTTTGAGGGTTTCCAAGCTCTAATTTTCATGACTTCAACAAACTTTGTATTGTCTGGTAAACCAGATAATAAAGCATTGAATTTCTGCCAATGCAATTTACCTTGTTGTTCAATCAAATCAATGTTATAGGCTTGCATAAACGATGAAAAAATGTACTCGCCATCATATTTGATACTAAACAAGGGCTTATCATCGCTCTCTGGGTCATCTTTTGGCTTTTTAGGCATTACATTACCCTCAATGTCATACCTCTCTACCTCATCAATGGCTCTAGTAACCTGTATGTGCTTTTTAAATACTTCTGCATAGATGGCTAAAGCCTCCTCTGTGTCCATATCCTTAAAAGTCACATCATCAGTTAGTTTTGCTAGAGCTAATTTAGGTTTTAATTCAATTGAGATGTGCTCTTTGCCCCACATATCAAAAACCCACAAGACCCTATCGAACGATAATAAAAGCTGATACTCTTTGTTATTAAGTACCAGCTTGTCATCCATTTTTTTGGAAATATCAAACATTATTCAGCAAGATACTTCTTGAAATTTTCATCGTTTAGTTTTTTCTTCCATTCTTTTTGAATGGTTGCTGAAACCTGTAAGAATACATTGAGATAATTCCAAGTGTTTTCACCCGCTACCTCATAGATTTTTTGAGGGGTTTCCTCATCAAACATTGCTACAAAGAACTCATCTACCATTGGTTTTAGAGCTTTGCGCCCCTCTTGGTCATTCATGTTCTCTGCATCTTTTTGATAAGCATCCACTTTATCCTCTAGCTCAAGCGCCTTATCTTGGATTTGAGCATCTTTTTTATCGGTTGCTCGATAATCAAGGGTAAAATCTCCAAAATCAAACGTTAGAACTTTACTACCTAATTCAATTACAGTTTTATTTGACATGTTCTTTTCCTCCAAAATGTCTGTTAGTTAAATGATTGGTTATCCACCAACACCAGCCTCAATAGGCTCTTTAATCCATTTGAGCGTGCATCCAAATTCTTCATACGCTGTTGCATCTCCTGCACCGGCTTTAATTTCAGATACATTGGCAACTTGTGTATAAGTCTTTTTGTTGTCAGATGTAGTCATTCGATGCCATACACGGCGTGCATCGCCTGTTTTGTACTTCATAGCTGCAACCATTGCTTGTGCTGCATCTTCTGGGTCATATAGCCCCTCAAATGAGTAGCCACCAACAACAGATAGTACAGTTTCTTCTGGTGTACCGTCTCCATCGTAGTAACCAGTATCATCTGTATCTTCATCTGTTTCATCGTCAATGGTTTCAATGTACTTGGCTAGGCGTTTCCATGCACTCTCATCTGGTACTTGAGTTGGGTTTTTAGGGTCAAATGGCGCAATCTCGTGCTTGCGCTTGGCGTTTTTATTCCGTGCCATTGAGTTATCCTCCTGTGATTTCTAATTTTGCGATTACTTGCATTGAGTAAATAAAGTAACCTTGTTCATCCTTACCATTGATACCGGGTTTATCCACTTTCAACGATAGGAAAGTATAAGAGTTGTCGGTACTAGGCAAATCAAGGTCAAAGTCTGACAAATCACCATTTAATAGCCAAATGATGTCATTAGCTACTCCATTTGTTTTGCTTTTTACAGCAATTTCAAATGGTAGTGATACCTCCCTAGTACCATCCATATACTCTTTATCAATAATTCCACCACTTAAAGCATTGATAACTAAATCATCTTTATCATCCTCAAAGTAATCTAGTCTTGCTTTTAGTGGTAAGTCTTTGATGTTGTTAATGTGTGCTAGTAGCACATTTTGAAAGTTTTTGTTGTTTTGCATTATCTGATACCCATTCCTTTAATAGCTGCTTTTCTCAACTTGTCTATGTTTGCTTTTAGTGGTTTATCCCATCTGCTACCAGTACCAGAGGTTGTATATTTCTCAAAAACAACAATCCCATTAGTACCGTAAAACTGCGCCCGGGCATAAACCGTGTTATAGCTCACATCTCCATTAGGCTCTACACGCCCAGAGGCTCTTAATGCCCCTCCACCAGCCCTAAGAGGTACAGAGCTATCCATAATAAGCAAAGCCTCACTACCAGCGGCAATCTTGCCACGTTGCATAGCTTGGGGTGATACTTTTTTCTCAACCCCTGCAAGGTCAACTGTTACTCTGACATCTGCCATTAAGTAACCTCAACCTCATAGCTGAAAATTTTGCCATTTAGGTAATTGGGTTGATACCCTGTTACAAGGTAATCACGCGCCCCATCATTCACGATTGCACCCAGCCAACTATCATCAACTGTCACACTTGCAAACTTAGGGTAAATGTAAACAGTGCCTGCTTTCTGTCTGATTTTAGAGTTATTAGTACCTGTAACAGCCACCGACCTATCAAACCTTACTGGCTTAATATCCAATGGGTCAGAATACTTAATATCTCCATAATCATCTTTGCCCTCAACCTTACGGACTGTAACAACATCTTGTAATAAGCGTTTATCTATCATAATCAACTCCCACAATTAAGCTAAATCCAGCTTGTTTTAGGGCGTTTTCAGCATCCAAGCAAAGGTTGAATTGTTGACCTGCTGAAATACGATGTTGACTACCATAATCAATTTTGGTACGACCAATAGAAACGCTTGACATGGTTTGTTTATCATCGGCTGTCATGATGCCAGAGCTATCCAAATATGCAATCTGAAAGCCCATAGCCAGTTTTACAGCAGATTTGCGATAATCAGCCTCTTTCTCAAAGTCAATGTACTGTTGGTAAATGCCTTGTGTGTAGAGATTGATAGCAATTTCTGCCCTTTTAGCTAGCTTGTCAAAATCAGTTACATCATCAAAGCCCAAATCATTAATAAACTCATCTTTGGTTAAATAAGACATAGTAACCTCCCTTAAAAACAAAGGGTGTTGCCACCCCTTATTTATTCAGCAGCATATTCTGATGCTTTGGTATCAGCTTTTTTACTGCGTTGTGCTGGTTTTGTTTCCTCCACCAACTCTAAAACTGCATCAACATCTGGAAATGTTAGCTTGAGGTCTTTATTGACTTGTTCAGCATAATCTGGCTCAAGGTCAACAACCTTTCCCTCTGTTACATAGATGCCGGGTGTTGTTAAAGTAAGATTTTTAATCGCTTTATACTTAGCCATTATTCACCCTCGCTTTTAGGTTTCTTTGGTGCTTTAGGTTTCTTTTCTTCTTCCTCTAGTACCTCAAAACCATCTGCAATAAGCTGTACTTCAAGCTCACTGCCCTCTTGGACAGTGTAAACTTGATTTTCTTTGATGTATTTTTTCATCTGTTACCTCCTATGCTGATTTGTGCGAAACGTAAACCCCATCTTCTTGAGATTTCAAGACAAACAAATCATGATATAAGCGGTTTTGGTACAAGTAACCATCACCCTCTGTATGTTGACCCGGTGCAAAGAGATAGATAGAGTTAAATTTAGCTTTGGCAATGATAGCTGTCTTAGCAACAATCAAGAAATTGATGTCTTTACCACCACCTGCTTTAACAAAGCCTGTTGTGAAATCAAATTGAGTTTTGAAACGTGCATCATCCCAAACCTCGATAAGTTGCACTCCATCAAGTGATGTTACACGGGTATCAATCCCCTGTGGTGATGTCGTAGCGATTGAGCGTGTAAAGTCTTTAGAACGCTCAAGGGCATCCATTACCTCGCTAGAAACATACATAACAAGATTAGATGCACCAAACTTACGCATTGGCAAAATAGCAGCTTTCAAAATGCCATAAACATTTTCTGGGGTAATGCTATCTTCTTGTTTGAAATGGCTACCATTGATTGCTGCTGTTGCAATTTTAGAAAAGCGGTAAGCATCAACTTCTGGTGTTGCATGTTCAGAAATGAAAGTATTTGAGATATTAGCCGCTGAAAGTTCTTGATTTGTTTCATCAACATCTGCTGAATCAACAAAGAACTCAACATCACGGTCAAATCCAAGAGTGTAAACATTCTTGTCATTTGATACTGTTCCGGCATTGTAACCTTTGGAACGTGTATGGGCTTTATAGCCTGTTACAGAAATGGTTGGGAGTTCAAAAGAACGTGCGCCAAGCCAATTTACTTTAGGGGTTTCAAGAATTGCTGTTAAAGAGCCTTGCATAAGGCGTTTTTCAAATTTCCCCTCATGTTTAGTGATATAGTTAATCGACATGATTTCCTCCTTATTCTGTTAGCCCTAGAGCCTGTGCAAAGGCATCTGGTGCTGGGTCTGTTGCCGCTGG